TTCCGGCCCTCTGGGCCGCAAGCCTTCGAGTTCACCACTTTAATAGCTGGTGGTTCAAGCAATGGGTATGGATACAATGGCGCAACATTTTACAATATGTAACAACTCATTGTATAGTTCTGGTAGCGGTTCCAGCACTCTAGGTGACGAAGAATGGGGGTCGTGGGACACAGGCTTTATTGGGTGGGCAGTCAGATTCTCCGGAGCCGTAGCTAACACGAGTATACTCGATGTTGACGTCGTCCACCACTATGAGGTCTCACCGAACAGCGTTGCTGCTGGTGGTGCTGACAGCATTTCTCCGTCGATAGTGGCCAGAACCCAGAGCCGCAGCATTAGTTGGACCGATGTCAACAATGCTATCTCCCAGATCCCGTGGACACAGCTTGTTGACGCTACTTCTAGTGTGCTTAGACGCACTGGGAACACTCGAAGATTACTCGCGAATTTTTGAGTGGATACATGGTTAGTGAGCTTTACCAAGTAGTCGTTAGGCGTAGTTGTAGGTTGTATGTAGATTCAGTGTGTAGGCAGAGTGCATGTAGTAGTTGTAAAGTATTATATGGTTATAGTTTCGTTTCCGACCGGGTGCGCTTGCACAGAGCCGCTAGGCTAGTGTCCAGGAGCGTTGGTAGGTTGGTGAGTTACATTTTATCTAAAGACGGGATTCGTGGTCACTTAGTGTGCCAATTCCGCAACCCTCAAGCCCACGAGCTTGAGGGTTTCATTTACAAGGGTTCTAGTAGTGACGGCAAAGGTGGTTTGTTGTGGTACTACAAACCCAAAACTGGGACCCAGTTAAATGGTAGCCATGGGGAGTACACTAACAGCGACGACGTCAACGAATTGGACTACGCTAATGCGAGAGTGGTTGTCGTCCGCTGGCATCGGGACACCTTTCATTTCACACCCCTTACTGTTCATTATGCAGACCTCTGGTGCACTCGTTGTGGTTCCCGTGAATGCTTGAGTATAACCTGGGAAACTAACCTACTCTGTTGTCGTAGCTGTGACGCCTATTTTGGCTACTGGTTGAACGTCCCATGCCAATCGGAAGTTATCGTCTACGAGTCGGAAACGTGGGAGAATTGCGTCCGGTTCGCTGAGATAGTCCCCGTGGAATCTTGGTATGAGTATAGCTCTGTAAATGGGAGTTATCCAAATTGGACTGACAACTTGCAAGAATTCACAGAGTACGCTGGTGACCCAGTTGTTGATTCTCAAATCAACGGCAACAATGGGGAGTGGACAAACGGTGACGATGTTGAAG